ATACAGTTGCCCATGTTGGTATGTAAGGCACAATGGCCTCGACAAGTATTTTGGGTGTGTAGTATTCGTCACGTTTTTCATAAGCGTGTATAAAACTTGAGTTTATCATAAAACCTAACTCGTGCTTTAACAGTGACACCACCCCAGCCACTGTCTAAGCATTAAAAATAAAAATGATTCATTGCACAGGCTTATAAACGTGTGGGGTGGCGCACGTTAAGCTAGTAGTTAGGCACTTGCTCTAAGTAGTATATGTTTCACTAAAAACATTTCCACAAGTGCATCGGGGTTATCTATAACAAGTAAATTAAACTGTGCGTTAATTCCGCGTGCAAGCTCATCTTTAATGGTTATTTCATCAAAATAAATACGTTCAACAATCCCACCATCAATTGTAAAATCAACTCTATCGCCAAACTCTAACGTGCCTAACATCTGCGTCAAGTGCGATGTTGCCCCGCGCTCTACAGTGTCATTATTCATGTTTGTATTCCTATTATCAAATTAAATATTTGTAGGGCAACACGCCTTACGCTCAGTGTTATGCGTATTCTTCAAACATATACCTAATAAAGCTTCCAGCGTTTAAAATACTAGCAAACAAGTTAAACCCAGCAGCAAAGCTATGTCCATTAATAGCACAAAACAAAGCCATACCAGCGCACAAAGCGCACATAATTAAAGCTACAAATTTCATAAATCACATCATTAAATTAAAATACGCATAACATTGCATTTAACGCGGACAAAGCCCCAGCCACTTACTACGTTTTTTCTAATTCCCCCGAATTCGAGGGAATTAGAACTATCTTTGTGTGGTCATGCCAGTTAATGCTGTGTTAGGTTTTATTTAGTAAATCTAACTCAAAAGGGTCAGCATCGTGGTACTTTAATCTCAAAATCTCCTTTTGTAGCGCATCACGCTCGGCTTCCACTCGTCTCAGTGCTTCAACGTGCTTGTCAAGAACCTTAATCAATTCATCCTTACTCATTTCGTAGGTTTCACCATAATTCATCATCATGCCTTTACCCATATAATAATCAGTAGCCATTTTCAGTCTCCAAACCTAACATTACGTCAAGTGCGATAACGCCCCATGCTATCAGTGCAGTTTTGACGTATCACGTTCATTTATCTAACAATATCAACAGGGTTTTACGCCTTACGCCTAGTGTTACACCTCAGTCATCATTTCATGTTTTGTTAAAAGTTTATCGGCTTCTTCAGCCTCTTTTTCCTTGACTATTGCAGCCACTTTAGCATTAATTAAGCCCTTTGACAAGCCATATTTTTCACTGACACCACTAACATCTTCTTTATACATTAGCGTATCAGCCTCAATCTTACGCTTATGGTACACTAGGTTGGCCACAGCTTCTTTAAATGTTTTGAGCTTTTCTTTATCATTGATAATATCTGTCAATATAGCATTATCATTATTCTCAGGGCGGCCACGCTTCTTTTGTTCACTCATTTTCTTGCTCCTCTTCATCGCCTAAAGCGTCTAGGCAAGTGCTAAATAAAAGATTAGATGCTAATGCACCTGCTAACCCGTTATCTTTAATAATTAAGAAAATCTCATCTAAAATCTCCATTGCTTTCTGTACTGTTTCCTCATCTGTTGTCTTTGTAGCGTGTTCCATAAAATCTTCAAAATGACTCATTTGCTTTCTCCTGCTCCAAACACTAATAACCAACCAAAACATATTGTAGGCAGCACAACAGCCCACATACTTTCAACAGCTACACCAAATCCAATGTGCATAGGGAACAACACAAAGAATATGTATGTTAGGCAGCCAACTAAGAATAGTGCAGGTGTTGATGCTTTCTTTGGTGCGTCAGGTTTACCTGCATCTTCTAAGACACACTCTGTGTTGTTCATATAACTCTCTCTTAAATGTTTGGGCTGTTGTTAGCAGCCCGTTTGTTTATTGCTTAGTTAAGGTCAGAAGGGTATCGAATCATCGTCATCTAAATCCTCTGCTAACGGTGCAGGCTTAGGTTTAGCAGCTTTAGCCTCACTTGGTTTATAAGCCTGACGTTGTTCTGCATCTGCCTCATCTTCTACGACATTACCAAAAGGATTAGCATTACCACCATACTCAATTAAGTCATAAATACAAATACTATTTAACTTAGCAAATGTACCGAACTTATTCTCAACTACACCATAGGCAGCCTTCCCTTTACTACCATTACCTACTAACTTTTTCTTAGTAATATCTACAACATTGTTATTACCAATGTCTTGATATACTTTTGGCTGATACATCTCCTTACCATCAGCGTTGTGGGTATTCTGAGACAGCTTAATAACGTACTGTTCCTCTTGGTCAGGGAATGGTACTTCACATTTGTATTTAGCTACAAACTCCTCGTTATCCACTTCTTTAGCTTTCTGTTTAGAAAAGCGTTTATTCCAAGCCTTTGCTGTGGCTTTGTCTACTACGGCACTTGTTTTCCATTCTGTCAAATCTGACTCATACTTTTTAGTAGGTGTCTGAATGCAAGTGTAAAAGAAGGTTGCGTTGTTTAGAATTTCTGTTGTCATTATCGATTTCCTCGTTGTTGTGGCATTATGCCGTTGTATAAGCAACCCGTTGTTCAAGCTGCTTATATTCATCTATCTTAACACATTTTAATGTTGTGTCAAACATTTAATTAAATATTTTATTAATCTTTCTCCTGTTTGTGTGTTTGGTATTATGAGTGAACACGTTCCTTGTGTCAACTGTTTAATGAACATCTTTCCAACTACCATTCTTGCTCATCTTACCCTCACCATCAAGCTCAATTGGTAGCTTTAAGAACTCACCAGCCTCAATGATACACTTAACACTCATAGCACGAATATCTTCTTCAATACCGTCTAACACCTCAAAGCTATACTCATCGTGAAAAAGGCTTACCCGTCTCACCATCTTCCCTTTGTACAAATAGTATGGTCTACCCATATCATCAATGTACATCTTCCCTAACTTAGCATCCATTAAGCAAGCTGCCAACGATTGACAAATAGCCCCAAGAGATTGACCTAAGCAGTTAATCAACACATTCTTACCCCTGATAGAAAGTATTCTACCATCCCAAGCAGGTAGATATTTTTTCTTACCTGCTGTGTCGTAGTAATTCTCTGCCGCCTCTTTTAGCTTACCTAGTCCATAATTAGCTGTCCAGTAGTTATCGTATGCCACCTGCGCTGCTTGCTTTGATAGCCCTAAACTACTTGCCAACTTAGGAACGCCACCACCGTAGGCAAGCAAATATGCACCCGTCTTTGCTTTATTACGATAAGGCTTAAACTCAGGTAAATCTTTCAACCCAACAGTGTCTATACTAAATTTGTCAGCTATCTCAGGGAAGAAAGCAAAGGCATTAAAACTGTGACTATCACCTCTTAGGATTAGTTCAGCAAATGCTCCACCATCATGCTTCATTGTGTAGGCGGCTAATGTTCTATTCTCTAAGGCAGCACTATCCGTCCCAATATACCAATTCCCCTCATCAACACAGAATAAATCCCTCATCTCAGCACCTAGAAGCACTTTAGGGTCTGCTTTAGGGCAGTTCACCACTGTGCGGTGACGCACCCTAAATGTGGGTGTGTAGCCACTAATCTCAGCACTAAGTCTACCATCAAAATCAATACGCCAATTGTTAAGCCAACCCTCAACAACAGAACGCCTATTACGGTATGATAAATACTTAACAACCTTAGCGGGTATCTCAGCTTCCATTCTTAGTAAATTAGGGCAGATATTACCCATCACCATTATCTTAGGTGTTGTCTTAACAACCTTACCGTTCTCTCTTAGTGGCTTACCATCTTCACCCTTCTTTAAATTCCAATGTTCATCACTAGGCTTCCAGCCATTTTCCATGAACCATTGTTTAAGTTCTGCATTATCATCAATCTCCATCGGTATTTTAACGTCTAGCACCTCGTTGGCTTTAATATCAGCCACAAGACCATAAGCATGAATCTTACCATCAATCACCTTAGCATTGTGCTTAGACAACCAAGTAGTAAATGTCGTAGAGTAGTCGCCATTAGCTTTGAATGGTTTAGCAGGGATTTTGTAGAAAGATTTCTCACTTTCTTTTAGTCCCCTGTTAGGTAATACAGAATCAACTTCCTTCTTGATTCTATCCATCTCTACAGTTACGTTCTCTACTAACTTCTTTGCTTTCTCTACGTTAAACTTAACACCCGTGTAAGCCTGTGCTTGGTATAGGAAATAGTCCTTTTGTATCTGCTTAAATGAAGGATGAATCCAATTGTCCTTACCATACATCTCCTGAGCTAACTTCCACAACTTATTAAACACCATAATACCAGCGTCAACGTCAGCATCACAGTAGGTGTCCATGTACTCATTGTAGAAACTAAACTCAAAACCTTTAGGCGAGTCTTTAGGCATAACACCTGTTTCGATTAAGTGTTTTCTATAATCAATCTTCTCATTATCGTTACCGCTTGATAGGTAAGCTAATGAGTGTGATAAGGAGTCTGGTTGTAAGTATTGAGAAAGAATTAGTGTATCAACAAACTGAACGTGCTTACTACCAAGCCAATCCTTACCTTTCTTGCCTACTCTCGGTTGAATATTAAAGAATTTCCACAGCATCCATGTATCAAAACCCAATCCATTATGCTGTACAACTAAAGCACCGTCTTCAAATGAGTTTATCCATTCAAGTATTTTAGTTCGGCAATCTTCTCTAAATGGATAAACACTCATTGAGCGAGTGTTATCAAGGGTTTTAAATTTGATGTACCAAATCTTTTTTGATTGTAAGTAGAATCCATCGGACTCTAGGTCAAAGTACCAACCGTTCATTTTCTATCTTCCAAATAAATAAAGGTGAAGCATAACACCTCACCTTTATAATTACAACCCTAAATACCAAATGGTATCACTTCATGCTCATTAAACTTATCATTCCAATTACATCTTCCATTATAAACAGCG